TAGTAATCGTTCTTTTTATGGTACATTTGTCGAATCGTAATGTCAAGAACATTGAGCGTATGGGCAGTAAAAGCAAGTTCCATCAGTATGTAGTATCTGGACAGTACAAACGAGATCGCGAAAATCAAAAAGCCGAGTTGTTAAAAAAGAAGAAACGTTGACACATCCCACACATGCGTTATAATGCTCTAAAGTAAAGGAGCTTTATATGCCTAAGTTAATGGTGCGATCCGATGAATCCGGATTGTACATTCAAACTGAGAATAAAATTGTACGGCCCGTTCATACGTCTAATTTCAAAGAATCCGAATCTGTAGAAACCAAGCATTGTTCCGGTACAATTCTGTATGGAGTTGGGAAGTCCGAAAGTTGTGGTCGCGGTGAATACATGGAAGCATGGTATGACACTGGAATTATGACCAATAATACATCAGGTGACGATGAACTGCTTGAGTCTATAGTTGAAGGAAGAAAAACCCTTCTTCATGACTATCCAATATTAATGAACAATGGTAAATTTTCATTTTCTGAGACCCGTGAAGAACATAATAAGTTGGTCAAGGAAGGTAAAACAACTCTTCATGAAGCATTTAGAAAATTATTAAATGTAGATGATGCGGTCGATCTTACAGAGGACGATCTAAAGTCATTTATGAGCAACGATATTGTCGAGGACGAGGATAGCGAATAATGCATACCGTTCTTGATAATAGCTCCAAATATAATATGATCCCAGAGTTCCTAGTTGATACTATAAGTGAACAACTATTTAAAGACGAATTAGTTGTCTTCAACTTTGAAAATCATTATTCTCCCTCCCGTGCCCAGCGCAGAGCACATATCATCTCGGATAAGTTGTCTGACGGATCAACTATCATAAAGCGCTATATTGTAAATTATGTTAAACAAAACGGTGTTATCGAAGTATTTCGAATAACCGAAGATAAAAATACCCTATAAGGATTTGTATATGAAGTCAATAAAAGAAGCATTAGATGCAATTGCATCCACCCCTAAGCGTACAGAAAAAGAATTTATCTTAGAATCTATTAAGTCATCTGATCTTAATGATGAGTTTAAACGGGTAGCATTTCTCGCACTAGACCCCCGACATGTATTCAATATCGTCGAGTATGACCAGAAAGAATTTCTGACCGAGCATTCAAGTGTCACCCATACTCTTTCAGAAGCACTGGATATTATTGAGGCTAAAATACTTAATGAAGGCGTTAGAGGCAACGCAGCCAAAGAACTATTATTTGAACTGTCAGGACAGTTAACCGCCGACGATCAATATGTATTGAAGTGCATTATCGATAGAACACTGAGGTGTGGGGTCAGCGATAAAACGATTAATAAAGTGTGGAAAGATTTAATCTACATTCATCCATATCGTCGGTGTTCATCATTCTCAGAAAAGAACATTAAAAAAATCACACTTCCTGCAATTTCGCAACTAAAGGAAGATGGGATGTACGTTGACATCGTGGTCGGGGATAAAGTAGAATATCGTTCGCGACAGGGCGGTTACTTTGACTGGAATGTTGAGGATAATGACCGTTTATTACGAACCCATGCGAAGCAACATGTTTTAATGGGAGAGGCACTGGTCAAAGACGAGCATGGAGATATTATGGATCGTCAGACAGGGAACGGTTATCTTAATGGCGATGATGTAGACCCTAGTCGGATTATTTTTAGCTTATGGGATATTATACCCTTGAGTGATTGGAGGGCAGGGAAGTCATCACAGCCCTACTCAGATACATATAATAAGTTACTTGATGTTATTCCAAAACTTAACTATTCGTTTAGGATAGTGGACACGAAAATTGTAGATACGGTAGATGATATCGTTGCCCATTTTAAAGAGAACGTCAACAAAGGGTTGGAAGGAAGTGTAGCCAAGAACCTTAATAGTACGTGGAAAGATGGAACTAGTGCGGATTGGGTTAAAGTGAAGCTTATCTTTGACGTGGAGCTTGAAGTAGTTTCAGTGTACGAAGGTGAAAAAGGCCGTAAATATGAAGGTAAGATGGGTGGTGTCACTGCAAAAACTTCTGATGGGCTTCTGATTTCTGATGTGGGGGGTGGATGGAAGGACAGTGAGCGGGAAAAATACTTTGACAATCCGGCTCTTATTGTTGGTAAGATTATCACAGTGAAGGCATGTGATATATCCAAGAGTGAGGATAATGAGTTTTTTGCCCTTAGTAATCCACGATTCATTGAAGTTCGTAACGATAAGTCTGTGGCTGACTCATTTGAACGTGTAAAAGAACAGAAACAAGCATCAGTCGAAAGTCTGAAAATTATCACATAGGAATAACCATGGATATAGTCACCATTGTCGGTTTACTGGCCGCTACAATCACGGTATCTACAACACTGTATGTCGTATTTAAGCGAGTCAAGCGCGTATTACATGCATTGGATGAGCGATTAGTGGCCATAGAGGATAACTTTAAGGTACGCGAAGAGTTAATAGTTAAACATGACATTATTGTTAAGAATGAAGACAATTCTAAAATATATACGTTAAAACATGGCACTGTTGTTATCGTATATAATATTAATAATGATATTGTTGAGTTCATAACCCGAGATCGACTAATAAAGTCGTATTCAAATATTAGAAATTTCGTTAAAGAGGAAGAATTATGACCTGTATAGTAGGGGTTGAAATAGATGGGAAAGTGGTAATCACTGGCGATATTCAAGGTTCAGGGCATAATACCAAAATTGTACATACACAACCAAAGGTATTTACTAACTCTGGAATGGCATTTGGGTATACTACATCATATCGTTTTGGACAGATTATCGAGCATTCAATTGACAAAGGATTTCTACCATCCAGTGATGATCAAGTGTATCCATGGCTAGTAAAAGAGTTTGTGCCACATTGTAAGAAGGTACTACGTGAGGGCGACTATGACGCGGGCGGTACATGTCTTATCGGTATTAGAGGTCAACTATGGCGACTAGAAGACGACTTTGCTGTGCTTCGGTCAGTTATTGGATTCGATGCGGTAGGTAGTGGACAGGAGTTTGCTCTTGGTGCACTATCTACATATATGAAGATGCAAATGGTGTCGTCCGTTGATGACGTAGTGAGATTATCTTCGAAAGTCATTGAGTCTGTCTCTGAACACTGCCCAAGTGTTGGTCGTGACTCGACGAGCATTGTTGTGTGAAAAAATAGGGAAGTTATTCTTCCCTATTACTATGTCCTTTTAATAGTTCGTCTCTACTATATAAAACCTCATTGCCATCATCGTCTTCCATGCGGTCACCACCGTCTTCATCGTCTTCATCATATGGAATATCTTTTGGGCTACCCTTCTTCATATCATAATCTTGTTTTTCTTTACGAAGTTGCAATTTTGCCATCTCGATTTCTCTGTCCATTGCCGAGTTTTTTGCATTAAGCGCGATATCTAAAAGTTTTGTAGCGCTTGCTAAATATTTCGATCCAGCGTTCGCTTCCATAGATAAAGCAACCGTCATTATCTCATCAAACTTGCTCATGGCAGTGGCATGGATATTGTCAACGTCGGCATGGTATTTTCTTAAGCTTTGTAATTGACGTTTTTGTTCTTCGAATTCTTTTAGCTTTTTCTGTGTTGCTGCAATTTGTTTTTTGAGTTCTTCGGGGTTATCGATTTGTTCGTCATCCCAATCAGATTCCTCAAGTTCTTTGAGATAATCTTTCATGTCGTCATCGTCATCAACTTCTGTGTGTTCAATGGCTTCGTGACTGAATGATTTGTTAATATCATCGATTGATGGTAGATTAAATGTTTCTTCTAAAGGAGTCTTATCAGACATAAGTATACCGTTATCGTCTTCGTTGTTTAGGGCGATTCTTTTTAATTCCGTTACTGTATTTAGTATTACGAAATATGTCTGCTTCTGTTATAATTCTAAAGCGGATTCCACGGCGTTTACAATATATCTTCGCGGCTTCCCATTTTGCCATATTAATTATTAAGGCTTCTTTATCTTTAGCTGACTTAGCATACTTAGGATTGGCTTGTTCCATCGGCTTTACTTCAACGATTTCGCTATATTTTTTACCACTTGAATCCACATACATGATAAAGAAGTCTGGGACATAGTTCTTGACTTGTTTTGTGAACGGATGACGATATTTGATTGATAGTGATTCGGATGCCCAGTATACAATATTTGGATGTTGGTCGCACATTTCACAGAGTTTCAGTTCCCAACTTGACCGATATGTGATTTTGTTTATATTGTCACCTATATACTTTTCTCGGTTCTGTGGATGGAAGCGCCCTTTATGCCACTTATTAGCCAATGATCGATCTCCTTACAAACCTATTCGGTATTTGCTCATTTCTACGTTTGGTCACGAAGGAAGTGTTCTTTCTGCTACTATTAATAATATCAATCATTTCTTTTGTGATTTGGCTACTATCTATACCCTGTTCTAAAAGATTTAATGCATCTATATTATTGCGATCAGAATAATTT